AGCCGTACAGATGCCAGACGGACAGTCCGAGGCCGTGGCTTGGGCGTGCCGTCAACCGGCATCAACGAAGGCCGGATCGGTTGTGCTGCTGCATTTCGTGTACACGCTGCGCGACTTCCGGCGCTGCGGAATAGCGCGCAAGCTGATCGATCGCGTGCGCACTGAGGCGGCGACGATTGACGCCGAGATCACCCCCACACACATGACGCGGGCCGGGATGGCCCTGCTTGAAAGCTCGACCGATGACAAGCGCAACACCGATCCGCACTCCATCACCCACTGATCGCCGTTGGTGGGACCACACTGCGCCCGACGATATGTTGGCTGCGCTGTTCATGGCGTACGAGACCGCACGCGACCACAGACACGGCGCCGAACGGTCTCAGTCGTACGACGCCCTGCGCGATATGTACACGGTGGGCGTGCAGACGTACGGCGTCGGAGATGCAGGCCCCGAAGGCGGGCCGATTGAGGTGTCGCGGCACAACATCCTGAGCAGCGTCATTGACACGGCGGCCAGCAAACTGCTCGAGCACCGGCCCGATCCGCAGGTCCTGACATCCGGCGGCGATGCGATCTTGCAGGAGCAGGCGCGAGACCTCACCGACTGGTGCGCCGCTGCATCCCGTGAGTGCGGCCTTCACCGCGTCGTCGAGCTCGCCGCCGTCGAGGCCATGATCGTGGGCACGGGAGCGTTTCGCGTGTTTGAGCGTGACGGCGCGCCCGCCTGCGAGATCGCGTACTGCGACTCAATCTATGTGGACCCGCTTGAGGCGCGGCACGACGCCGTGCTGACCTACTACCAGGAGCGCCGGATGGATCGGTCTGTGCTGGCGGAGCGCTTCCCCGAGCACGCCGAGCGGATCGCCAGCGCTGACGTTTCCTCGTCGTCATCGATGAGCGAGGAAGGACCCGCCGCGACAGATACCGACCGCATGGAGGGCACCAGCGATATGGTCAGCGTGGTGCTGGCTTGGCGCTGCGGCACCGGATCCGACCGGCACGGCCGCCACGTGATCGCCCTGCGAGACGTTGTACTGCATGACGAGCCGTATGAAACACAGGATGCGCCGTTCACGTTTGTGCGCTGGCGTCCGCGGCCTCGCTCGTTTTGGGGCATCGGCCTGTGCGAGTCGCTCGCCGGAATGCAGGAGCAGGTGGACCGGCACACGGAGACGATCGACGAGACCCTGGACGCGATGCCGCCTGCCATCATGGCGCCCACCGGATCGATCAAGCGCGAGCAGGTAGACGACGGGATCGCCAGGATCTACTACTACGAAGGCCAACAGCCCCCGACGATCTGGGCTCCAGGCGCCCAAGCAGTGCAGGGTCACGCCGCACGCGAGGCTGCGACAAAAGATGCGATGTACGCGATTGCTGGCGTGTCCTCGATGGAGGCAGGCGCGCAGAAGCCCGCAGGGCTCAACAGCGGGCGCGCACAGCTGGTGCACCAGGACATCAAGTCGCAACGCTTGCTCCGGCAACATCGAGACATCGAAGACGCGTACCGCGACGCTTTTACGCGGCTGATCCGCGTGGCCGATCGGATCCTTGAGGCAGACGACGCAGCAGACGGCGGCGAGGACGAGACTCGCGACCACGACCGCATGGTGTACCTGTCCGGCAAGGGCGAAGACCTGCGCGAGATCGCGTTTGCTGACGTACGGATCCGTGAGGCGCTGTACCGCGTGCAGGTGTTCCCGGTGTCCAAACTGCCGGACAGCCCTGCCGGCCGCCTTGAGTTCGTCCAAGAGATGATCAACGCGGGGATCTTGGGTCCTGATGACGCGCTCGACCTGTTCGATATGCCGGACGTCGAAGGGGCGATCAAAAGCCGGATCGCGACCAAGCGCCACGCGCGGCGACTGGTGGACCACGCAATCACGCGCGGCCCGACGGTCGAGATGATGGGCACGCTTGACGACCTGGCCGAGATCATGCGCTACGGGACGCAGCGCTACGCCGCCAGCAAAATGGACGGCGCCACCGACGACGACCTGGGAGACCTGCGGGACCTGCTCGCGCAGGCCGAGGCATTCCAGCGCCAGGCAGCCGAGCAGGCCCAAGCGCAAGCCCAGGCGCAAGCACCCGCACCCGGAGGGCCGCAAGCGCCCGCAGGGATGCCACCGATCCCCGGAATGCCGGGCGCAGGAGCGTGACCATGAGCCAAACACCAAGCAGCACAGATCCCGCCACCCCCACCGACGCTGACGCGTTTGCGGCTGCCGTGGCAGCGATCGGAGACGACGACGGCGCAGACGCGGCCGAGGCCACCGAGGCCACCGAAGCCACCGAAGCGGCACCCGCAGACAAGGCACCCGCAGAGGCGCAAGCCGAGGCAGAAGGCGACGACAAGCCCGCAGACGCGCCCGCAGAGGACGCAGCAGCCCCCGAGGCTGACGGCATGGACATCGCGTCGCTGATGGCTAAGGCGCAGGCAAGACGCCAGGAGCGCGAAGCCAAGACCCCAGAAGCTGCGCCTGCGCCTCTGACCGCAGACGCCATTGCAAAGGCCGTGCAGAGCGGCAGCGATCAGCGATACCGGGCAGCGCTGGAGGCGGTAGCCCGCGGCGAGCTCGACGAGGCGGCGAAGCTCACCGGCGTTGACCCGGCGACGATCTTTGAGCGTGCGACCAAGCACGGCCTGCACCCAGGATCAGTCGCGGCGGAAGATCGGATCGCGTCCCTCGAGCGCGAGCTGGCGGCACTGAAGGACGCAAAGCCGTCCGGCGTCGTCACCGAAGAGGATTTCAAAGGCTGGCAGGCGGCGCAGACCCGCGAAACGAACAACCAGGCATTTGGTGCGCTGGTATCGGGTAAGGACGCACAGGAGGCCTACCCGCTATTGTCCCGACTTGCGCCGGATACCGCATTGGAATATGGTGCGGAGGCAGCGCAAGCGATGGCTGATGCCGGGCTTGCCTTCAGTGTGGAGACAGCTGCTCGGTACGCCGAGCAGATAGCAGCAAAGCGTCTCCCGGGATTTGCCGAGATCATCAAGTCGGCCCCTAGCGCGACATCAGGCGCAGCGGAAGCACAGTCACAGGCAGCCGGAGTTACGGCAACCGACGGCGCAAGCAAAGCCGGACGGACAATCGATAACCGCGCCGCAAGCGAATCCGCAACGGGCGCCCCCGATCCCTGGGACGATGAGGCTGTTTTTGCAGCAGCGATCAAAGCACTCTAGGGAAATGCGATACCTGCGCATGTAGCAGGTTAGGGCCCGCGGTCACGCACACGAAGGCGGCGCTTTCGAAAGAAAGCCGATCCGATGACCGCAACGCTGACTACCGTCGAGCGCGTGCTCAAGGAGCTTTACAGCCCTAGCCGCCTCGAATACCTCCTGTACAAGAGCAACCCCTTCCTCGGCCTGCTGCCCAAAAACACCTCGTTCGGTGGCAACTCGCTGCGGATCCCGATCATGTACGCCAGCACCAGCGGGCGATCGTCCGCGTTTGCAACGGCGCAGACCAACCGCGCTGGCGCTCGTTACTCGGGCTTCAACCTAACCCGCGTCGAGGACTACTCGATTTTTTCGATCTCCAACCACGCGCTGAAAGCGTCCCGCGGGGACAAGGCTGCGTTTGTCTCGGTCGTTGAGTCCGAGACCCGCGCCGCCATGAACAGCATTGAGCAGAGCATCAGCCGTAGCCTGTTTGGCAACGGTGGCGGTGCTCTGGGTGTGATCGGCTCCGGCCAGGGTACGCCCACGCTCACGCTCGCTGACCGCCAGGATATCGTCAACTTCCAGGTCGGCGACGTTCTTGTAGCCTCGACCACGGACGGCACCAGCGGCGCAGCGCTTGCTCCGACTGCCACGCTGATCGCGGTAGACCGCAGCGCAGGCACGATCACAACCACCGGCAACTTCGACGCCGCCTTCGCTGACGCCAACTTTTTGTTCCATCAAGGCGATTTCGGCGCAAAGCTGTCCGGCCTTGAGGCGTGGCTACCTGCCACGGCTCCATCAGGCGGTGACTCGTTCTTTGGCGTCGATCGCTCCGTGGACACCTCGCGCCTCGCTGGCGTCCGGTACTCCGCGACGGTGGCCGACGACGAGACGATCGATCAAGCGCTGGTCAACGCTGGCGCCGAGCTCCTGATCAACGGCGGCACGCCGGACACGATCGTGATGCACCCGGTGGACTACGCGATCCTGACCAACGACGCGCGGGACCGCACGACGTTCGACAAGGAGATCACCAACAGGACCGCACCCGGCGGAAAGGCCGTGCTTTCGTACAAGGTCCTGACCCTGATGCTGCCCTGCGGCGAGGTGAAGATCATCGCGGACAAGCACTGCCCGCGCGGCGTGGCCTACATGCTCCAGCTTGATACCTGGAAGCTTCACAGCCTCGACGGCTTCCCGCATATGTTCGACTCGGACGGCTCGCGAATGCTTCGCGAGGAGTCGGCGGACGCTGTCCAAGGCCGGATCGTGGCTTACGGCAACCTCGCCTGTTCGGCGCCCGGCTACAACTGCCGGATCGACATTAGCGAGTTTGCGTAGTCCTGACGACGTAGGAGCCTGACCGATGCCGATCACCCGCACTCTGCTCGAGCTACGCACCGACGCCCGGCGATATGCCGATCAAGAATCCTCCGCGTTCGTTTCGGACGCTGAGGTGGATCGGTACATCAACCTGGGGATCGCGGGCCTCTGGCACGAGTGGATCCAGGCGGACATCGACAGGCTTCTGCGTCGCACTGAGATCACCACGACCGCGGGGACGCGGGAGTACACGCTACCGGATGATTTCGCGGCGATCCGTACCGTGGAGCGCCTCGCGTCGTCCGGTAGCGAGGTGGCGTTCGTCCTCGACTCGTACAACATCGGAGAAGGCCACAGCGCAGGCGGGAGCGCGTTTGAGGCGTTCGGCGCAGACGCTGGCCTTCGCTATACAGTCTTCGGACAGGGCCAGAGCGGCACGGAGACGCGCCTACGCTTTGACCCGGACCCCGGCGCGCGCTCGTTTCGCGTCTGGTACATCCCAGAGCCTCCCGTGCTGACCGCGGACGGCGATACGCTGGACGGCGTCGCAGGCTGGGAGGAGTGGGCCGTCCTTTGGGCTGCGGAGCAGATGATGGCCAAGGAGGAGTCGGATCCGTCTGCATTGATACGGCGCCGCATGGAGATGACCCAGCGGATCCGTACGCTGAGCGCGTCCCGTAACGCCGGCCAGGCGCCGAGCGTCGTGCGTGCTCGTGGGCGCCGGCTAGGCGTAGGAAGGCGCGCGCGTGGCTGACGTCTGCAAGCCGTTCCGATCGGGCCGTGGCGGCCTACCCGAAGAGGTTCGCCAGCTTCAGGCCGAGACGATCGCCAACCTCAACCGGCTGGTTCGGTGTCTCAACGATACCGCGGCCGATTTGCAAGAGCAGATCAGCGGGATCGATACAGGCGGCGGCGGAGGTGGCGGAAGCGGCGGCAGCACGCTGGTCGCGATCCCGTTCGGATTTGATCTGAGCTCGAGCACTACGGACTGCTGGGTTCCCTTTGGCCCGTACCTGATCGAGACGGCGAGCACCAACGCGCCGCGGGCCTACCACGTGTTCATTTCGCCAATCGCCGGCACAATCGCCACGATCCGCGCTACCAGCGAAAGCGACCCCGGCACCACACAGCTGCAATGGTACGACCCGGACGGCAGCACCACGGTCGGCGTCGCCGGCACAGGAACACCGGGCGCCGTACCGGGCACAGGCGGCGCGAGCACGCTGTACCAAACCGAGTACACGTTTGGCACGCCTGTGAGCGTGACCGCAGGACAGCGGCTCCTGCTCGAGTACGGTCTGAGCACTACCG